ACGAAGGGCCAGACGGTGGTGTCACACTCGAAGACCGGGCGCGGCAAGGTCACGGCACCGATCTTCCTGCTGGTGCCGCAGGTCAAGCTGCCGAAGCGGCTGAACCTCGCGCGGGATGCGGAACGGGCGCATGACGCCGTGCCGGGGCTGATCGTGGCGAAGTGGGTGGAGGGGCGAACCGGATGATCACGCGCGCGCGGCGGCGCGACCGTCGTCGCGCGCGGCACGACGGCGGCGGCGCGGCTCCTCGGTCTCCCCGAGCCCCTCAATGGCCACCGGTGCCTTGCCGGGAAACTCGACCATCAGCTTGAGGGAGCCGCCCATCGCGCGCACATAGCTCGACAGGGTCGAAAGGAGCAGATCGCTCTGGCGCTCGTACTTTGCGACGGTCGCCTGCTGGATGCCGAGGGTTTCGGCCAGCTGGACCTGCGTCAGGTCCTTGGCTTTCCGCAATTCCTGCAGCGTCAGGTATTCGGTGTGGAGGCGGTCGGCCTCGGCCTCGATGCCCGCGCGACGGGCCGCATCGAGCGTGGCCAGCTTGTCCTTCAGGGTCCGTGCCATGGTCCTCATCCTTTCCGTTTGGCCAGATGGCGGTCGAACCGCTCATCGGCCCGCGCGATCAGCTGCTTGTAGAAGCGCTTCTCGCTCACGCCCGACTTGTCCCCGCCGACGAGCAGGATCGCCTGACGGTCGGGATCGAATGCGAAGGCGATGCGCCACACGCCGTCGGCGGCGTTGCAACGCATTTCCTTCATGTTCGCATGCTTCGACCCGGTCAGGGTATCGGCATGCGGCCGTCCGAGTGTCGGCCCCTCGCGTTCCAGAAGGAGCGCGCGGGCCAGAATCGCGTCCTGAACCTCAGGTGGAAGTGCGTCGAACTCCGGTTCGAATTCCTCGGCAAACGAAACGGTCCACGGCATGCGATCCTCATGTCTTGGAAGCTATATAGCCCCTAGGCACTAATTTGGCAAGAACAGCCCGAGCACAGCCATGCCCAGCCCCCGCGAAATCATCCTCGCCGCGCTGCACGCGCGGCTCTCGGCGTTGCCTGCCACCGCCCTGCGCAGTGACGTGCTGCCGGAACGCGTGCCCGCTGCGGGCCTCCTGATCCTGCGGGACGGCGAGCCGGGGGAGCCCGAGGTCACGCTGTCGCCGCTGCGCTACCATTACCAGCACCGGGCCGAGATCGATGCGGTTGTGCAGGGTGCCGCCCGTGACGCCACCTTCGACACGCTTTGCGCCAGCATCGGCGCGGCGCTTGCCGCCGACCGCACGATCGGTGGCCTCTGCGATTGGGTCGAGGCGGAAGCGCCGCGCCCGGTCGATCTGCCGGTCGAGGGTGCTGCCAGCCTGAAGGCGGCGGTGATCCAGGTGGTGTTGTATTATTCAACTGCCGATCCGCTCAGCTGATACCGGTAGCGGGTCCCATCCTGCGTTCGGCGGGACAAAGGTCCCCCGGACCTTTGTCTGATCCGCCTCACTCCACGGCCGATCCACTGGCCTGACCCTTCACACCACAGGAGAACACGATGGCACGAGCCCATGGGGCGCGGGCGCAGATGGCGCTTGCGTTCGAGACCGTCTATGGCACCGCGCCCGCCTCGGGCTACCGGACGGTGCCCTTTGCCAGCACCACGCTCGGCTCCGAACAGCCGCTGATCGCATCGGAACTCTTGGGCCAAGGGCGCGATCCGCTGGCGCCGATCAAGGACGCGGTCACCGCCGACGGCGATGTCGTGGTGCCGATCGACGTCGAGAACCTCGGGCTGTGGCTGAAGGCGGCCTTCAGCGCGCCCACCACCTCCGGCACGACGCCGAAGACCCACACCTTCCAGTCGGGCAACTGGACCCTGCCGAGCATGGCCATCGAGACGGCGATGCCCGAGGTGCCGCGCTATGCGATGTACACGGGCTGTGTCTGCGATCAACTGTCGTGGCAGATGGCGCGGTCGGGGCTCTTGACCGCCACGGCACGGCTGGTGGCGCAGGGCGAAAGCGTCGCGGCGGCCACAGCCGCTGGCACGCCAACCGCGCTGGCCCTGCAGCGGTTTGGGCATTTCAACGGGACGATCACCCGCAACGGCTCGCCGCTCGGCAATGTCATCTCCGCCGAGGTGACCTATTCCAACGGGCTGGACCGGATCGAGACCATCCGCTCGGACGGCCGGATCGAAGGGGCTGATCCCGGCATGGCCGCGCTGACCGGCCGGGTGGAGGTGCGATTTGCCGACAGCACGCTGATCACGCAGGCCATCGACGGAACCCCTTGCGAGTTGGTCTTCGCCTGGAGCCTTGGCGCCAACGCCAGCTTCACCTTCACCGCCCACGCCGTCTACCTGCCGCGCCCCCGGATCGAGATCCCGGGCCCGCAAGGCATTCAGGCCACCTTCGACTGGCAAGCCGCCAAGGCCGTCAGCCCCGCACGCATGTGCACCGCCGTCCTCGTCAACACTGTTGTGAGTTATTGAACATGATCAGACTGAATCTGACTGCCACGCCTGCCTGGCTGACCCTCGCCCCCGGCCTTCGCCTCGACGTGGCCCCTCTGACCACCGCCTTGATGGTCTCGGCCCGTGCCGACCCGACCATCGAAGCCCTGCCGGACACCGCCACGCAGGAGGAACTGGCGCTGGCCATGGCCAAGGCCGTCGCCCGGCGCGCTGTGCTGGATTGGGAGGGTGTCGGCGATGACGCGGGCGATGCGGTGCCCGTCACCCCCGAAGGCATCGACGCCCTTCTGGAAATCTGGCCGGTATTCGAGGCATTTCAGACCCAATATGTCGCCAAGGGTCTGATCCTGGACGCGGAAAAAAACGTCTCCGCGCCCTTGCCGAATGGTTCTTCGGCGGGGGCGACAGCTACTGCGCGGCCTGCACGGGGCGCTGCCCCGACTGCCCCGCAAGATTGAACCGGCCAAAGACGGAAGATGGCTGGCAGATCTGGGATCTGGTCGGCCGCCTTGGCGGCCAGTTGCGTGTGATCCCCGGCGCCGTGCTCGGCTGGGACATGGGTGCGGCACTGGCGATGGCCAATGCCCTCGGGATCGACGCCCTGATCGCCGCCGAATTACTGCCCGAGATCGAGGCGGTGATGGTGCAAAAGTTGAACGAACAGATCGCCTCAGACGACGGGGGCGGGTTCAGCTCGTGATCTTCTGGACCAGTGTCACGCCGGGCAGCCCTTCGAAATGGGCGTCGCACGTCAGCAGCGTCGCATTGCGTGCCCGGGCGGTGGCAAAGATGATCGCGTCTGCCGTGGCCAGCTTGTGTGTTCGGCAAGCCTCGGCAGCGGCAAGGGCGATTTCCGTATCGAGGGGCACGACCTGACAGACCTGCGTGAAGGCGATCACCTGATCCGCCTTGTCCTCGCCGACCTCGCGCGTCAGCCACTTCGCCAATTCCAGTTGCACCATGGTTGGCGCCAGCCAGTCGGCCTGTTCGGGCAGTTGTTCAGCCAGCTTCTCGCCGGTTGGGGATCCGATCAGCCATTCGATCCAGGCCGAGGTATCGACGAGGATCATCAGACCCGGTCCGCGCGGTCACGGTAGTCCGTGGCAGACGCTCCGTGCGCGAACCCCTTCAGGGCCTCCCGCTTCGGGACCGGGACCAGAAGAACGCCAGTGCCCTTGGGGATGAAGGCGAAGGTCAGCCCTGCCTCCCAATGCTGAGCCGTTCGGATCGCCTTGGGGATCGAGATCTGGAACTTCGAGGACAGGGTCGCGGTCTCGGACATGATCATACGCCTCTTTGATCGATGCAGATAACGTAAGACATACACCCCCGAATATCAAGGATCCTGACCCATGGCCGAGAAGCGTGTTTCTGTCCGGCTGGTCGCGGAAGGCGGCCGCCAGGTCCGCGCCGAGTTGGAAGGCATCGGTGAGGCCGGTTCGCGGGGTTTCGGCCGCCTCTCTTCGGAGATGGAACTGGCCAACGCCCGGCTTGGCAGCTTCGCCCGCAAGGCTGGAATTGCGCTCGCGGCGGTGACCGTCGCTGCGGCGGCGGCTGGCGTGGCGATGATCCGCTCTGGTCTCGCCAACGTGGATGCTCAGGCCAAGCTCGCGCAATCGATGCAGACCACGGTCGAAAGCGTCCAGACCCTGACATGGGCCGGAGAACTGGCGGGCGTGTCGATGGGCGAGATCGAGCAGGCCACCAAGAAGCTGACCACACGACTGTCCGAGGCGGCCACAGGATCGGGATCGGCCGTGGGTGCTCTCCAGCGGCTGAACTTGACGGCTGCGGATTTGCAGGCGCTGCCCCTCGACCAGCGCATCATTGCCATTCAGGAAGCGCTGAACCAGTTCGTGCCAGAAGCCGAACGCGCTGCCGTGGCCTCTGACCTTTTCGGCGACCGGGCAGCGTTGGCCTTCCTGCGTATCGACCCGGCCACCCTGCGCGAGGCGGCGCAGGATGTGCGCGACTTTGGTGTGGCGGTCAGCGCCAGTGACTCCGCCCAGATCGAACGCACGGGTGACGCGATCGCGCGCCTGAGCCTGATCTGGATCGGCCTGACCAATCGCCTCACCGTCGCCGTCGCACCGGCCCTTGAGACCATTGCAACCAAACTCGCTGATATGGCGCGGGCGACCGGCCCAATCAGTCAGGCGATCACGGCACTTTTCGACAACCTCGGGCGGCTGACCACCTACGCCGCGACCTTCGCTGGCATCATGGCCGGGCGCTGGGTTACGGGGCTTGCCGTGGCTGCCTTGTCGGTGCGCGGCCTTGCCACGGCCTTGGTGTTCTTGCGCGGGGCGCTGATCCGCACCGGCATTGGCGCGTTGATCGTCGGCGCGGGGGAACTGGTCTATCAGTTCTCACAACTGGTGGCCCGAGTCGGCGGTGTGGGCGAGGCCTTCCGGCTGCTGGGCGATCTCGCCAAGGAGGTCTGGTCGCGCATCGGCCTGTCGCTCGACGCAGCCTTTGCGAACATGGGCGCTGGCTGGGAGAGCCTGAAGGCAGCCGGGCTGTCAGCGCTGGAAGGTACCATCGCAGGCGTCGTCAGCTTCGGCGACCGGACGGCAGCGATCTTCCAGGGGGCCTACGACGCGGCAGTGGCGATCTGGGGCAGTCTGCCCGGCGCCATCGGCGACTTTGCCTTCCAGGCCGCGAACGGGCTGATCTCTGGCGTCGAGGCGATGCTGAACGGCGTCGTCACCCGGATCAACAATTTCATCAACGGTTTGAACGCTGCGCTGGATCTTCTGCCCGACTGGGCGGTGGGCGAAGGTGGGGTGCGGATCGGCACGCTGGACGCCGTCGAACTGGCGCGGATCGGCAACCCGTTCGAGGGGGCCGCAACCGCCGCCGGAGCGGCCGCAGCGGATGCCTTCTCGGCCGCGCTGTCCCGGACCTACCTCGAGCCGCCCGACCTTGGGCTTGGCGCGATGGCCGATGATGCGCGTGGCCGGGCCGACGGCTATCGCGAGGCGGCAGGAATGCTGGCCGATGCTGCGGGTCGTCCGCTGGCCAGTTGGCAGGCCTTGCGCGACGCGGTGACCGGCACCGGATCGGAGGCCAAAACGGCGTTGGCAGAAGCCGCCAGTTCGGCGGATGCGCTGAATACCGAACTGGACGACACCGCAACTGCTGCCGGAAGCGCCGGTGCGGCTACGCGCGACGCCGGGGCTGAAGCTGCCGCAGGGGCCGACCATGCGGCAACCGGGTGGGGCGCGGTGACTGCGGCGCTCGCCGACTATGCCGCCAAGGCGCGCAACATCGGCGGCGATATCGGCCAGGCGCTGGTCGGGGCCTTCACGTCCGCCGAGAACGCGGTGGGCGAGTTTGTCAAGACCGGCAAACTCGACTTCCGCGATCTGGTCACCTCGATGATCGCCGATCTGGCCAAGCTGGCGGCCCGGCGATTCATCCTCGGCCCCATCGCCAATGCGCTGTCGGGAGCGCTCGGCGGTGCGGGTGGTCTGTTCGCCAGCATCCTGCATGCCGGTGGCATGGTCGGATCGCCGGGACCGGGCCGCATGGTTCCGGCCATGGCCTTTGCCCATGCCCCGCGCATGCATGCGGGTGGATGGGCGGGGATCAAGCCCGACGAGGTTCCGGCGATCCTGCAACGCGGCGAACGTGTGCTGTCCCACCGCGAGGCCGCTGGATACGGCCAGACCAGCGCACCCGCCGTAAACGTCACCATCATGGCCCGCGATGCCGAAAGCTTCCGACAATCGCGCACGCAAGTCGCAAGCGACATTGCTCGTGCCGTGTCGCTGGGTCGAAGGGGCATGTGATGGCATTCCATGACGTCAGGTTCCCCGACAACATCAGCCGCGGCGCGCGGGGTGGGCCGGAACGGCGTACGCAAGTGGTCGAACTGGCCTCCGGCGATGAGGAGCGCAACGCCAGCTGGGCCAATTCGCGCCGCCGCTATGATGTCGCCTACGGCATCCGCCGCGCTGACGATCTGGCGGCAGTTGTTGCCTTCTTCGAGTCGCGAAACGGCCGCCTGCACGGCTTTCGCTACAAGGACTGGGCGGACTACAAATCCTGCCTGCCGTCACAACCGGTGGCCCCGACCGACCAGCCCATCGGCACAGGTAATGGTGCTGTCGCCACCTTCGCCTTGCTGAAGCGCTACAGCTCCGGCGCTCAAAGCTGGACCCGTGCCATCGCCAAGCCGGTGGCAGAGAGGTGGTTCCGGAAAACTGAACAGCCGGGGTAAGTGGATTTTCCGCGCAACAGCAGCATGATGCTGCGAGCGAGGAGAAGACCATGGCAAGACGACCGCGCCGGAACCACAGCCCGGCATTCAAG